ACATCTATAGCAGTAGCTGTAAGATCTATCTCATCTGTTGCCCCTAAAGATAATACAGTTGCACTAGAACCCTGTATAAACTGTGAAGCATCATTAAACTGTATTTTACTTGTAGAGTTTAGAAGTACGCCCGTGTCTGCAACGTGTGTTAATGAAACATCCTGATCCGCACCTAAATAAATTACAGAACCGTCAGCCATATATAAATCACTAAATTCATTAGACGCACTACCTAATGCTACACCGTCAGCAGTACTTGGATGTATTGCAGAAGAACTAACAGTTACTTGTTGTGCTGGTCCTACTTTAGTTATAGCACCGCCTTCTGCTGCTGTACCGTCATGTGAATGACCTGACGTACCAAAGGCACTTACAATGGCATCAAACTCTCCATCAAAATCAGAAGCATTAATAACATTACCGTCAGCAATATTATTAGCAGTATCGTTACGTGTATATCCTGTTCCCATGTTTATTTACCTTCTTGCATGTGTTGCATATTCCAATGTCAGTGCGTCAAGCGCATATGGAACATCTGTATTATTATCTGCTTCAAATTGTGCAGATACTGTATATCCAGAACCTGTAGTCTGTGCTGAAAATACTTTCTGTAGTTTAGCTCCATAGGTAGCATCACCAAATGCAGCAATACCATAAAACTGTGCAGTACTATCTGAAGCATTCGTAAATGTAACTGCTGGCATAATGGTAGAACCACTTTCATCAAAGTCATACTTTAAGTTTAAATCAAAATTAACTCTTCCTTCTGGGTCTAAATAAAACTGTGCTTTATATATAGTCTTTCTTAATCGTGGATCATTTATAGGAAAAAATGGAGTAGCAAAAGTTGTTGCTATATTATTATCGTCAAAATCTTTAGCGTCATTTTCTGCCCTATATAAATATCCTTCTTTTCCTGCAAATAGTATATACTCTGAATTACCTGAATAAATACTTGCAGAAGCTGTAGACTGTATTCCTCTAGTTTCTGCAAATTCTACAGCAGATTCTTCTCCTGGTGATGAAAACTGTGTAAATAAAATACCTTGTGCATTTGGTCTGGTATAAGAAGCATTCCATCCAAATAATCTATACTGTGATTTACCTCTAATAACAATACTATTAAAAGAAGTATGTGCTTTTATAAAATCAGTAAAGGTCTGCTGTATCTTTTTAGATATTGGTGCTATTCCAAAATCACCAATACGATCTGTAGCACTAAGTAATCTTAATCCATCAGGAGCTAAGAATACAACATCACCACCTATTTCCTGTACACTATCTGTTTCTACACATCCTATATCACGTGTTATAGGCTGTACATTATAATCTGTTCTAGAACTTCCATTTAACCTAAATATAGTTTTATCTGTAAATATTATTAGCTGATCTCTAAAAACTTTTAGTGCAACAATATCATTATCAAATCCTATTGTACCACCCCCATTACCTGTTGTAAAGTCTGTTAAACTTAATGGAGCAGTATAACTTAAAACTCTTCCTTTACCGTAGAACATACTATTTTTATGTGCTACAACTGTAGTAGCTCCTACTACATCAGATGAAGCACTATCTAGTACAGTAAACGAGGAACCTGTCCACATGGCAGGTGCATTAGCACCATCTACCATTATTAAAGTACTTGTACCTGCAAAGTCTACCTGTTCAAAACGTGTATCTACTGCACCTTCTCTGTCACTAGATATAAATGTAAGTGCGGCATTATCTGCTGGACTAGATGCTAAGTTAGGTTCTACAGATATACTAGCTCTTTTTGATGCACTATCCGAATAAGAAGATACTGTAGCAGTAACTGTATATACTTTATCTATGCCAGCAACAGTAAATGCATCTCCTATTTGAGGAAAAGAATCTAGGGCATCTGCTACTAGTGTTCCACCTGTCTGACTTCCTCCATAAACTAATGGTGTACCATAGTCAGGTTTATTTATTTTAGTCCAGCCACTGCCTGCACTTTCTAATATATCTGCATTTACTGCAACAACAGCTTTACTATTAAAGTATGTTACTCCATTAGCATAGTTAGTACCTGTTACAGTAGCAAAAGTAACTAATGCACCATTAGCGGGGCTTGAAGCTAAAGAACCTGTAAGTGTTAATGTAGCTTGATTCTTAGTTGCGTCATATGCAACACCACCTGTAGCTATAGTATATGTACCTGATACACCAGCTATAGTTAGTGTGTCTGCTGCAATAGGTGTTGTATGTATTGCTTTTATTACTAATGTAGTACCTGTTTGAGATGCTCCATTAACTACTGGATTACCGTATGGAGCCATTATAGCACTATCAAATTTACCATATCCTTCTATGCGTTTATATCCACCACCTATAGATGGTTCATAATTACGTAATATTCTAGCTGAACCAGGAGCATTGATAGCCTGTTGTAATGGACTAAGATTAGTTATAAGTCCACCTTTAAACTCTATCCTAAAAGTCTCCCATACGTCAGGCATTATAGACTATCCAAACTTGATCCCGCATTAGACCTCGCTGCACCTAGTCTTCTACCTCCCGTACTAGCTGGTATCATATATGATCTCATATAATGGTATCTATTAATTAACATAGATCTCATTGCTTTAATACCTTCATCTGCTCTTTCTTTTAGTACTACAGCATCTTGTGTATTGCCTCTAAACATTAGAGCATAAAACATAGCTGCATCTACAACAACATGTTTGAACCTATCTGGTATTACCATTGTGTCACCATGAGCAGACAAGTCTGTTTGAAACACAAAGTAATCAAAAACTAATGTATATGCTAGATCAGGAGCATCTACTACTCCATATTTTAAATCAGGCCCGTGAAATACATACTTAGGTAGTGCCCTTGATTGGCTTGCTGCATACTCTTGATCAATATAATTTTCTAAGTATTCTTCATATGTTATCAAACTTAATTTTTTTGTGTCATTTCCTAGTGAAGAACTTTCTTTAATTCTAAAAGAATCCCAATCAATTGTTTTTGCATCTGTTGGAAAAGCATACCGTGTAGTACCAGCAGTTAATGCCTGTTCTTTTTCAGAATGATTAAAAGGCCATTCGTACTCTGATTCATTTACGTATCTAATAGCAGAATTTACAGCATCTTTTATGTGTGCATAAAAACCTGTAACCGAACCAAAGTTTGAACTGGTAAGTTCAACTTCATTCAGTCTTTTGTTTACGTCATTTACTAGAGTTAAAAATGTTGTAGCCATAGTATATCCTTAAAGTGAAAGGGGCAGGTTTTACCCACCCCCTCCATATGCGTATATTACGCTAGGGTATCCCTATCAACCTCATCAGCACCAACCGTACCAATGTCATCAACGTCTAGCAATAATGCAAAGACACGGATAACACCAGCAGTGGTAGTACCTGTTTGAGCTTGAATAAGAACGTCAAGCGTATCTGCTGTTGCACCAACAGTCAGAGGTCCATTACCTGCACCTACGGAATAAGCACCTGCTGAAGCAGCGTCTAAGTCAAAGCCATCAACATAGGCGTCAACATCGACTCCAGTTACTCCAAGATCAAGAGCACAGTCAGAAGACGTACCAGCGTGAACTGTCGTTACTTCAAAACCAGCATCCAAAATCATGGTGTTAGCAGGAACTGTTATTGCTTCAATAATATCAGCAGCAGCTAATGCAGTACCTTTAGCGGTAGCAGCAGAAGCAAAGTTGATGCTATTCTGTACAAGATAAGGAGTTCTACCTCTAGGGGTACCGCCTCTAGCAGCAGAAGATAATGTTGTTACTGTAGCCATTATTCAGTCTCCCTTATACTAAGCAATATCGAGCAGTTGAGATTGCTTCTGGTCGAAGAATCTTACGCCCGTACAAATGCATTCCCCGAACAATGTCAGCGAAGCTATCAGGATCACGATAGGTTTCAGTCTTGTTAATCTGTTCAGCAGATGCAACAGAAGACATGTGACCACCAACGATTACACCATAGTTACTAGCATTAGTACCACCAGTAGTGGATGGGCCAGTTCCTACAGAAGGTAGGTTGTTAGACATGTAAACTTTGAATCCGTGAACATTGTTCAAGATCAAACCATTTTGTAGACCGCTTCCTCCAAAGTCGCCATTCAGAAGACGAGAGTCTTCGTCCTTTAGAACTTCACAGAAAACTGGGTCAACAACTAACCAGCGATTGTTTGTGTCAACATTCTGTTGGTCTAGCAAACGAGCCATACGAGCTACGATTTGTAGCGGATGACAGTTACCAGAACCAGGAGTTGCAGAAGTTGCACCACCAGCACGTGCTTGAATACCCATTGCGTTACTGGAGGAACCACCGAAAGAGTCAGCCATGATTTCCATCGAGGACAACAATTCGTCAGTACCAGCAGTTGATACAGCTACAGAGCCGTTAACAGTGGTATTCACAGTATCAGGAGCACCATGCATCGCTGATTGTTTAAATCCAGAGAGATAACCAAGAACGTCTTGGTCAAACTGGTCAGCAAGTCTGTACGCTGCACGATCAGTAGCAAGTTGCTGGAAATTAACATGAGAGTGTGCCTCTTCAATGTCATCGACTTTAAATGCAAAATAGTTTGCTTTGTCAATGGTTAGAGAGAACTCTTCATCATCCAGATCTTGTGGAGTGATTGTGGTACCACGTGCATACTCTTTGACCGTGATCTCTGGTTCTTTAATAACTTTAACGCTATCGCCCATATTAGCGATCTCGCCAAAGTAGTCACTATTTGTAATAGCTTCTACAATAGAAGCCTTACGAAAAGCCACTTGTACCTGCTTAGAGTAGATAACTGGTGAGAAATTACCATTAGGCAGGTTGCCGTAGCCTGTTGCAGTTGAAAATGCCATTTTATTTTCTCCTTTTTACGACATCCTATGCGTACTAAAACATGTACGCTATGTTATCTACTTCCAAAGGGCCGTTAACTTAGAGGTAGTATGTATAAGGCCAACTATACATAGGCTCTTGTTAGTCGGGTAACTTAGAAGTTTGGTGTAGTAGTTATGGGTAGTCTTTTGAAAAGGGCCACACTTACTACTAATTATGTATAGTTATATACACAATTATCTGTTTGTCAACACTTTTTAACGTGCTGATCCAGATACGTCATAAATAAACTTACCGTTTCTGATAGATTCCATAATTTCATCTGAATGCTTTTCATATTCCTGTGCAGTCATACGTTGCACATCAGATTCTCTATATGCATTAGCGTTATCATCTCCTGTAGGTTTATTTCGTTTTCCTCTAGTAGCAACAGATTTTGCTGCTTCTTTATCTTTAACTACTGACTTCTTAGCTGTTATGCCTCTGTCTGCTTTGTAGAGATCAATAGCCCTAGAAGCAGAACGTGCATCGCTGTCATTTTCATACAGAGCATTTTGTATCCATAGTGGTTGTTCTTCTGCCCATGTATGAAAGTCATCGTCATTTCTTATCTCTTCAAAATCAGGGTGTGACTGTAACAACTCTGTTTCTGCACGTTGCTTACTTACATCCTGTTGCATTTCATCAAGGGCTTTAACACGTTCTTCTAAACTTGCTTGTTGTTCTGATGCTTTCTTTATAGCTATAGTTTCTACTATTGCTGCTACATCAGGGTACTCTCTAGCCCATGTGTCTATGTCTTCGTCAGACTTAGGAAGTTTTATCTGCTTCTTTGTTGACTGTTCTAATTGACTTTTTAAATTCTGTATTTCTACTTTTAATTCATCTGTCTGTTTTTGCTGATGCCTACGTAGATCTGAATACCTTTTCTTAAAAGTTTTTTCTTCAGCAGTTGTAGGTTCTGCTTCCTCTTTTGAGGCATCCTGTTTTTGTTCCTCTATTAGTTCTTCTAGTTCTTCTTCTTCTTTCTTTAGTCTTGCTTCTTTTTCGTATGGCCTAGAAACAAATGCTGTTTTGCTAGGTTCTACTTCTACTTCTGTTACGTCTGACATATTATATTTCCTTTCGTTGGGGCTATGGTAGCCTTATTAGGGGCATAGGTAGCCAACACATGTGGTTTATTTTCTTGAAGCTAAACCACCACGCTTCATCTTTTTATTTTGTTTTTTTCTTTTAGGTTTAGATACTAATCCTCCTATATTATACTCAGATTCTTGGCTTGCAGCACCACCTCCTGTAGCACCTCCTGTTCCTTGATTACCTCCTGCTGGACCCTGACCTACACCAGAACCAGGTGCATCTACACCTCTTCCTCCTACTGGTGATGTGCCTAATGCTCCTGGTTCTGAAGTTGGTCCTGTCCTACCACCAAACATAGATTCTTCTTTTTCTATCTCTGATAAAGATGGAACTGGTGCTGAAGGTGGTTTAGATCCTTTCGGTGCTGTTCCTTTCTTTTCATAATTGTCCATATCTCTGTGCAGATTTTTGTTGGCAGACGAGAACCCCAATGCTGAATTCTGAATATCGGTTGGGGAGCTAATGGTCTGTAGGTCTACACCAAGACTTTTTGCTCTGTCTGCTACATCTTTAGAACCACCACTTAATGTATCGCCATCGGAGTTTGTTCCATAGCTCTCAGTACTGTAACCCCCAAAAGCATTTGGTTCACTTCCTGGTGGGGCATTTCCTCTACCTACTGCCTCGGCATGTTGTAAGGCCATTACAGGTGACACTCCTCGTATACTAGTAGCTTTATCTGCTGCTTTTTGACCATGAACTGACGCGATTGATACATTAGCTTCTGTAAGCGAGTTACTTATACTTCTATCATAAGCCTCTACAAGATCATTAAAAGCCTGTTTGTCTTCTAGAGCAGTACTACTTCTCATAGCAGCCACACCTTTTGCGTAGTCACTATCCGATTTCACTCCAAAACCAAAAGGCGGAAGACCCAGTGCGCCAGAAATTATAGAAGATCCAGTCGGCGTCATCAGCGCACTACTAGCACCCGTTGCAAATTGAAATCCCTTATCCATGATCTGACCTGCGGTAGTTCCTAAAAAATCACCATAATCAGCTATTTCATTAGGAGACATTTGATCAAAACCTTTATCACCTTTATCAGGCCCACCAGCAACACCACTTTCAGGTCTTTGACTGTCTACTTTAGATGAGTCTACTCTAGCTGATGTATCTTGTAGTTGCGTAGGTTTACTTCTATTAGCAGGAGTATCTGGTATAAAACCCTCCTCTACTGGAGACACAGGATCTAAGGTACCTGTTAAGTTATTTCTAGCTACAAGAACACTACGTATTTCCTGCGTTTCTGGATTAAAGTATTGTCGTAGATTTGATCCTAGTAACTGATCTCCTCTTCCTGTATTAGAATAGGTTGGTGCATCTGAAGGTCCGTATGTAGGCACTAATGTACCTGTATTAGCACGTATAGGCATACCACCACGATACATATCCTGTTTAGGGTCTGCTTCACCCATACCACCACCACCTTCAGGCATAGGTCCAGCTACGATCATTAAATCAGATGGCTCAAAGGGAACATCATCACCTAAAGTAGCTTCATCAGAATTACCCATCTGCCCCATTTCTTCCATACGCTGTAGTCCTGCTTTAGCTTTATCACGCATTTTCATAAGTGAGCTAAGACCTATAAACCTTACTACATCAGCAGGAAATACAAATTCTCCTTCACTTAGCTTTGCATCTATATCGTCACGTACTTCTTCTTTCAGTGAGCCAGAAGGTACATCATTTCCAGATACAGGATCTATTGTACCACCCTGATCTTTTAGTCCACCTGTTTCAAACATTTCCATTTGTCTATGCATTCTAACTTCTCCACCTTTGTTAAACTTCCATGATCCACCTAGACCTATAGCATAATCATCTTCTGATCCACCTCTTCCAGGTCTATATGTACCTTTTAATCCAATCTGTCCTGAATCACCAAAACTTTTACCTATACCTGCACCTACTTCATCTATACCTATATCACTATATCTAAATTCGTCACCAACCTCTCCAGCAGCAGCACTCGCAGCTAAGTTTACATCCATAAAAAATCCTTTACCTATGTCAATAACAGAACCTGCTTCTAAAAGAGCATTAGCTGTTTTTATATCTACATTTTTTATACCTTCCTTAGTCATTATTTTTCTAGGTGATATACTACCTTCAATATTAGCACTACCTCTTACACTAGATTTACCCCTAAACTTAGAAACTCTAGGTACCTTACGTGTCTGATCCATTAACATATTCCCTTAGTTGTTTAAGTCTCTGGTATGAAGCTATTGCCCCCTGTGATCTGTGCATTGTAACAATGTCTACAGCCTGTTCTAGTGCTTTTCTTTCTCGTTCAATCAGTATGTCCATATAACTACTGAAGTGTTGCCATTGGCGGTTGTTGCTGACCAGTGGCTTGAGCTTCTGGAGTAGCTCCCTGTCCTGGCCCACTAAAGCCTTGTTCTCCTGGTGTCGGTGCTTGTCCTGTTCCAATTGTTCCTCCTCCTGCTCCTGATGTGTCCATTGGATTAGTTCCTGCTGGAAGTGGTGGTCCACCTGCTCCCTGTGCTTGAGGTGGTTGTTCAGGTTGTAAGCCCTTCATAATCTCTGCCTGTATCGCTGCCTCATCCATATTATTCGTAACCTTATCTGGATCAAGATCAAGAGACTTAGCAATCTCACGAATAATATAATTAAACTTAGCAAACGGTGCAAGTGCTGGATTAGATGTAACACCTAAAAATTGCATCAGTCTTTGGCTACGTACTTCATTAGCCATCAGACTTTCTGTTCCACGTGCAACTACTTCAAGATCTCCTTTAATCGCTGGATCAAAGTCAAACTGCATATTAAATTGAAATAGTCCTTCTCCTAATGGTTTTAGTAGATAATCATCTACATTCTTAATAACTGTTTTAATGCCACCTGCTGCTGCACCCATTAACATAGATATACCTGATGCAGTTCTACCTACACCAGCTATGCCTGTCTGTCCGTGTGCAAAAGATGGAAAGCCAGTACTTTCATCTGAAAGCTGTCTAGCCTTATCAAACATCATCATGTTTTCACTGGAAACATTTGGATACTTTGTGCCGAACAATGCCTGTCCTGGAGCACCACCCTGTCTCCTGAATACTTTTCCTGGATATACTGTCAAATCCTGTCCTGGAACTAGGTTAGTTTCATCTACTTCTATAAGCAAGTTACCTGACAGAACAGCATTATCTACAGCCATACGCATAAAACCATTCATCAGAGTTTGAGTATCGTCCATGTTTTCCGCAATGCCTACACCAAAGAAACTATATGGATTAAGTTCATAAGGTGCTGCAACGTATGGTATACGTGCTGGTTTAAAAGGATTAAGAACTACACGTATGAGTCTACCATTACATACCCATATGTTCGCTTGTAACTCATCCAGTTCTTTTAATTCTTTTGGTATGTCTATTTCCTGTTCTTCCAATAGATCTACATCTACTGTTCCCCAATACTCTAAAACTTCAAATCTTTCTATGTCATGTTGAGGTGCATAGTCAGATAAGTCATCTTCCCAATAAAGTTTAGTGTAGTTTTCTCCCTGTACAATTACCTCTTCAATTACAGAGTCTCTAAAGTATGGACGCTTTTTAAGACCACGTAGTTGTGACCTTGACATCTTATGTCGTTCTATTACATATTGTGCTTCATCCATATTGTTTGCGTCTGGATCAGGATAAAAATTCCACACAGATACATGCGATACCTGTGGTACTGTTTTAAACATAGGGTCATATTCACCGTCATCATTCCAGTTAGGATATTCTTTGTCAATAGCAAATGGCCCTTTCATAACGCCAGTGCCAAAAAGGGCCATCTCAAATGATGTGCTTCTTAAATGTTTATTTGCTCCTGCTTCTTCTAGCTGATCGTGTATCTTTTTCTGCATTCGTTTTGCTGCAACCAGTGCAGGACTAACTGTAATTGCTGAACCTGTTTGACCAACACCTTCTCTAACACCTTCTATATCTCCTAATTTATTCTGGTATTCACCTAGTCTTTCTTGTAGTGATGTTTGTGTAGCTCCTGGTTCTAGCTCTTTACCGTCACCTGCAAATCCATATGGGCTATCTACTATGTCACTTACTTCAGGAGTTTCTTTAGGATCAAAGTGTACATCCCCTGCTACACCATCTGGTAGTTGTGTTGGGTCTATGCTTAGTGGAAATTTATGATTGGCAAATAAAACATCTACAATTTGACCGTATGCTGCCAATGTTTTTGTTTTAGTTATTTTTATAAATACTCTAGATCTTTCTGATTCAGTGAATTGTACATCGGCACCATACAGCCCCCTATAATTACGGTAGGCTTTAATCCAGCGTTCTTCATCTTGATACCTATAGTCTTCTGCTCTTTTATATCTATCTATAATATAAGGTACTATATTAGACATACCCTCATCCATAGGGTCTTCTGAGTCTTCAAGATGTATTGCGTCCTGTTCTAAAGTAAAATCATCTGCCATTATATATCTTCCTTAATATCCAAATACTGCATCGGCTACTTGCATCTGACTAGGTGGCCTTTTACTAGGATCATAATCGAATAGATTAAACCTTGGTCTTGACATTATACCATACCTTAATGCGTCATACAAGTGATCTTCTGCATGTGTGTCTATATCTTCAGGGTTACGTTTGTCAATAGGTAATGCTGGTAATTGTGATATTGTATTCGTACACCCTGAAAAAAATACTAGCCTTGGTTCTTCTGTGTCTTCATCTACCTGTAGTCTTCTATGTATTTCGTTCTTACCTGACACTCTACTACCTTTACTTCTATCTGATGGCCTCCATCTGCATCCCTTATTTATCATCTGTTCTGCAAGTGATGGTCCTGTGTCACCTCTTTTATGCCAAACAGAACTATCCAGTACTCCATATTTTATATTACCATCTTCACTTTCTAAATCTAATACCATGTCTGCCAGATCTGTTGCAAGTACCTTAGATACATACAGTTCCCTGTACACTATCAGTTGTTCATTTGGTGCAACAGCAAACCATAATACACCACTGTAAGATCCATATCCATAGTCACATGCTCTAAACTTAACCCAGTTATTAGGTATTTCAAATGGTTCAATTACATGTATGTGCCTATTAAACTCTGTAAACGCTGCGCCTTCTTTAATGTCCCAATCGCCTTCCAGCAATTGTCTACGTTGATGTTCAGGTAATGATAAAAGCATTGCTTCGTAATCACCTGTCTCTGCCAGATACGGATTGTCAGCTAGTCTTGCAGGTATAAACTTTCTTTTAAATAATGATCTACCTGCTTTTTGATGACCTGCTGGATACTTTAATACTTCTCCTGTTTCTATGTCTGTAGCAGAAAAGCTACTGTTATACGGTGCAGGATCTATAAACATTTTCTTAACCCACTGATGTCCTGGTCCACCTGGGTTTGTAGTTGCTCTCATGTACACGCCTAAGTCTGGTGCAGTAGACCGTAGACGAGATCGCATGTAGTTCCATGCATAAGGTGTTGACCATTGTGTTAACTCGTCAAAACCTATCCAGCTAAAAGCCAGACCCTGATAGCGCATAACATCGTCATCTCTATCCAAATATGACATCCATAGTCTTGCGCCAGATGGTGCAGTCCACTGCATCTTTCTTTCTGACCATTTAATTCCTGGCCAGATCTTAGGGTACAACTCTTGCGACTTAGTTATGAGTTCTCTTAATTCCTCCGTTGTATGTCGCAACAATAATCCACTAAATGCTGGATGACCCAAATATCTTAGCGGGTCTGCTAACATTGCATAACTCTTACCACCACCTGCACTACCACCATATAGTACTTCTCTTTCTGGTGCAGCTAGAAACTCTGTCTGTGGCCCTGCATTAGGTTTAAATAAAACATTCTGTTCATGTTCTATTGTAGCAGTGTCATATTCTACTTTCGCTGGTGATAACTCTTTTGGCTCCAACTCTACTGTTTTCAATTTCTTCGGCTTTCTTGATCGCCTTTTCCGCATACTCTGCCCATTTGCGGAGGCTTCTAGCCGAGTCCTTACGCTGTCGCTCATGCTTTACTCTTTTCTGTAGTCCAAGATGTGATATATACCTTCCTGTGTTTTTGCTTAACCATGCTGCTACTTCACGTAACGAATATTGTCTAAGATACTTTTTAGCTTTTTCCAGATAGTCCAATTGTTCAGGTATTGGTAAAAGCAGGTCTTCGTCTTCAGGGGCAATTTCGTACCCGAACGGCACTGTTCTAGCAATACGTGGTACAGGTAGCCACTCATTTTCTTCCTTTACATCTGTTGGTTGAGGTAACTTCCATTTGCCTAAACTCCTATTCATCATCTTCAACTTGTGCTTTAGGTGGCATTAACATTACACCACCGCTTGCTTCTACCTGTATCTTCTCAGTTTTAATTAAACCTGTGCGATCCAGTAGTTCCTTTGCTGCTGACATCTTGTCCCTTATACCTAATTCTGTTGGGTCTATAAGTGCACCAGCCATAGCTACAGCAGCTTTAGGAGCATTACGTGCCATATACTGCTGTGTTGCTTCTAGTATCTCTTCCTTCAAACTTTTTACTATTGTTGTAGTAGATGAACCTTCAGCATAACCAGCTAGTCTTTTAGCTACAGCTACATCACCATCTGCTTCATCGAAAAGTACATCAAGGAATTTT